CGTCTTGAATAATAGCTAGAGAATAAAATGCTCCTGCTTGTTGATTGGTCGGTGCGTTTAAAGTTCTATTTCCCCCAAGTGTCACTTTTGCCACTTGTTGAGTAGATAAGTTCCAATCAATCGTTGCTCCGTCAGTTAGTGTTTGTTCTGCAAAATATCCCTTCTTAGCAAATAGAATATTGCTATCGGATAAGGTTAAAACTGTTCCTGTAGCTGATGTAGATAATCCTGTAATTGATACGGAACTATCTAACCAATCTACTGTGTTAGCAGTATAATCAATAGTGGCTAGGGAGATGTTATCAGCACCATCATAAAATTTTAAAGTTGGGTTAGTTGCATTGGTTGTATCTAACCAAATAGTACCTGCTACTGCTCCACTAGGTGTAGAACTTCCAGAATGTGTTGAATTAATTGCTGATAGTGCATTGTTTAAATCACTTCTAAAGGCAGGGAAACCTTGATTAGCGATATTCATATCGTGTTGTGCCATTATTTACCTTTTAATACCCTTTCGCTATATAGTCAAATGTTTTACTAATTGCAGTGCCACCACTGTTTTTAAATGTTATATCATAACCTGATACTGACTTGTTAGTTATTTCATAAAAATCACCGGTTGCCAATCCTTGTGCTGAAATACCAATCGCAGGTGTAGAAATAAAGATTGGGTCAAATGTGATACTCTTAGTTGCTGCACCTGATACAACATCATTTTCAGAAATAAATCGTTGCTGCATATCTGCACTTACTGATAATTGACTAATAATCGGTGTAGCTGAATTATTCAAACTTTCCATAAACAATCTAAATTTAAAATATCTACCAGAGTAATCACCTACATTGAAATTCTTAAAATCGCTATAAGTCACATTATCATCTGATACTGCAATCTCTAAATGACTAGACGCATTAACACTATCATCACCATCAAAATTTGATGCTTGTGAATCAAACAATCCTGCCACATTATCAAACAGTCTATCTCTATCAGTAGCAGTCTGAGTAATATTTCCTGTTAATCTAGTTGTTTGAATACTTCCCAAATCTATTAAATTAGCAAATTCATAAGTACCACTAGAAACAACATTGGCATTTGTTGTACCACCGTCAAAATTTCTTGAAGTAATATCATCAAAGTTATCGGTTGTATTATCGTCAAACTGTTCAATCGTATCTAAGATTAAAGTATTATCTACTGCGACTGTATTATTTTTAGTTCCTGTAAAATCTGGATGTTCGGTAGCAGTATCTGCGTTTTGAAAATCACCAATAGATGTAATATTAGTTGTAATGATTGCTTCATTAGATGAGAAGTTGCCAAGTTTATCTACCGCCTTAATTAGATAACTACCTGTTCTAGCAGGAACAGTAATAGATGTTGCAGGTCTAGATACTCTTGAAACTAAAGTAAAACTATTTTGCCATTCTGGATTAACTGTTTCTGTAGTGAAGTTAATAACATAATAATTCAAATCAGCATCTGGGATACTTTCCCAAGATAGATGTGCATCACTCCCTACAATATTAATAGCGAAGTCCTGGACATCACTAGGTGGTTCAATCTCACCCACAATATCTCTTGTGGCAGTGACGTTTGTACTTTCAACGCCAAGCGAATTTATCGCTTTTACTCTGACTGTATAATTGTCACCAGAGATAACATTCAATACTCTATGAAATAAATCTACTGTACCTCTACTATGAACAATAAAATTAGCATCAGCAGTTCTTTTATATTCTACTTGATATTCTCTAACAAAATTATCTGGTGAAGCACCAATCGTGATATTCATGGCAACAATAACTGTTCCGTCATTGTAAGTAATTAGTTCATCATCAAGGGTGACTGAAGCAGGTGGTTGAACTGTAAATGGATTAGGAAATGAAGTATCTGGTATTGTTGCTACTTCATCTTTTTCACTGAAAGTGTACCAAGCATCTTGATGTTCTATTAATGATAAGGCTACTTCAAAAGAGGGATTGATTGCCATACCCACTACCCTAAATGGTTTTGAACTAAATCCTGTAATAGAGCTGCTAACAGCTACAATATCACCAATAGCTAAATTCATAGCTGTATAATTAGCGGTTAGTTCTAATGCTAAATTGTTTCTACTTCTTTTAAGGACAATCTCACCAAACTCTAATGCTTGATAAGGATTAGTAATTGTAGGTAAATCAATAACACCTTCCTGTAAGAAACCACCATCTTCAGCTTTTAAAGTGGCATGGTCCGTATCATAAACAATCGTATCACTCTGATAATCTTTGTTTGGATTGATAAAGTTTACTTGGCAGCGATTATATTTTTCATTTTTTCTTTCGCTTGAAACTTTAATTCCACCTATGATATTATCTTCGTTTAGTGTCAATACACTAGAACCGGTTGTTTCAATTATTAGTTTATATTTACCCTGGGTGTAAGGTAAAAAACCTCTCATTCCTTTTAATAAGGTCCTAGTATTGTCAATTAGTTTTTGGCCGGTATCTATAACAGCATTACAATCAAATAAATTAATATCACTAGCACCAGAATAGGGGGTGACTTGTGTAGTGGCTATGTTAGAAGCTGCATAAAAACTAGGAATATCAATATCAGTAATATCAATCCCCTTACCATAAGTTGTATTTGTTAAATAATCTAATAAGCACCAAGCTGGGTTAGTAGAATAAGCAGCTGTTTGGGCTACGGAACTAGCATCATAGCTAACTACTTTTCTACCTTGAACAACAGCTTGAATTGTAGGAATACCAATATATTTGTCAGCATCCCAAGTTATTCTAAAAGCTAAATAACAAAGTCCAGATAATTTATGATTAGTGGTCCAGGATGATAATGTTGTTAATAAAGATGAAGCTGATTGACCACTTGTTCCATAGAAAGGTTGAATAGTTATAGTAGTTCCATATTTGCTATCATTAGATGTTATTTCAGTTCCGTCAGCAAAAGCACCATCAAAGGTGACTTCGCTATCATCTACAATAATAGAAGTGATTGCATTGATTTCACCCTCAGATAAAACTAATGCTCCATACAGGTATTGGTTGTCACTTCCACTCGTTTCAAGAAAGACACGAACCCCTCCAACTTTTCTTGTTCCATAAATAACAGGAATGTTTGCATTGTTGGATTGTTTATTAATTAAAACACCCTGGGCTTCAGCGTCTTGGGTAAATTCTGGTATTTCTGGTTTAGGTGCTAACCAGGATACTGCTTTAGATATAGCAAATCCTGTAATAACAGATTTAATAACAGTTGTTAAAATTGGTATAAAAAAACCCATTACTTTCTACCCCATAAAATATCTTTAACTGTTAATGCTGCAAACTCCATTCCTAAATCAGTAGAATAAAATATTTGTTGGCTACCTGAATTTGTTTTTCTACCTGCCACTCTACTAAAATCTGCAAAGTGAGAAGTACAACTTAAAATCAATTTACCGGTATTTGTATCAATACTAAAACTTTCAATAAATCCTTTGTCATAATTAAATGTATCAATTAAAGCATCATTACTATCCAGGAGTCCAATATCAATAGTCACTTCATCATTACTAACTACATTATTTAAAACAATAGAAACAAAAGCACTATCAACAGCTGATAATTCTATTTGAAAATTACCTACATCTAATTCTGATTTTTCAGCTTTACCCCCAATAGATAATAAATGTCCACTAGAAGAATAAATATTAGAATTATGAGTTATATCTTTATAATGATTAGTTAATCTTTGAGGAGTAGGGAATAGTATCTCAACTAATACGATAGGTTTAATAGACTGATTGGCTAGTTCAGTTTGTAAGCTAGAAGATAATCCTCTAGTCATTATAGAGCCTCAATAAAATCTATTTCAAATCTGTATAAGTCTAAATCGCTAGTATTAAATTGTTGAATATCAGAAGTAAGTCTTACTGTAAATTCTACTCCGTCATAAGTCACTGCAGCATCATCAGCTATCGCACTTCTTAAAGGTGGTTCTATTGTTAATGTAGCGGCCCCAGCAACAGCAGTAGCATCACTAACAACCATATAAACCTTCGTATCACCGGCAAATTTAATAAAATCTCCAGCGAGTAAACTCCCGGTCATTCCATCAACATCAATAGTAGTATCACCAGCTGAATGTGAACCATTCACTAAGACGGTGCCTGATACATCACCTTTAGCGTTCTTTAAATCAGGTAAAGCAATTTGGAATGTTTCTTTTTGACTTCGCTGCTTCATTACAAAAGCTAATACAGGTGCAAAATCACTTCTACTCATTGGTGGGTATGAAGCTGAAAATTTAAATCTTTGTCCGTCCACTTGGACTGCAAACATCTTTCCACTATCAGTAGTAGATGTAATTGTTTTTTGTTCAGAATTAAAACCAATGGACCTAAATTCTGGTGTTGTTGGATATGTACCGGACATTAAACTAGAGCCTCTTTCCCTTGTCTATTTAAAGCATCATTAATAACATTAATAATTGTACTTCGTCTATTGGTTAATAATTCATCAACACCTTGGGCATCAACTGTATTAATAGTAAAATTAATATTTGTTGTAGCTGCACTAGATAATTGATTATTAGGAACAATAGTACCTGATTGAGCTGGCACAAATAATTCAGCACCTTTTTCACCCACCATATAAGGTTGTCCAGCTTGAACATTTCCACCGTTGGCTCTTGCACCAATAAAAGGTAAACCAATATTCCCAGGTAAAGATACGCCAAAAAATCCTAATGTTTTTTGTAAAGCTAATAATGTATATTGTCTTGCAATAATTCTAGCAATATCTCTTAATACTGACCTAGCAAAATCTTTAAATGCAAATTTACCGGTTAATAATGCATCAGCTAAAGTATCAGAAAAATTAGTAAATGTATTAGCTGCTAAATCATCAAATTGTCTTTGAACATCTCTTGCTCTACCTAAAGTTTCCATAAAAGAAGAATTAAAAGTTCTTACGTTTGATGTGGTATTATCAATCTCCTCGCCCATTGATTGTATAGCAAAAGTATTA